CTCCTCCCGTGTTTTTTAATTGTTTTGCGTACTCTTCGAGTGGCACACCTAATTTTTTAGCGATTGCTACCTGTGAAGATGTGAGTTTCACAGTTTTGCGACCCGGCCTTACACTTCTTTTAGCAGAAGCCACCGTCTGAACGGGTTGGGTCGATTGCTTACTATCACTTGTAGCAAATTTATGCGGAAAGTCAACACGGATTCTTTTATCAATTTCTGCATAATATTCATCAGATTTAGGGTCAAAGCCTTCTTTGTCTACTAAATCTTTATGAATTTCGAACGCTGTATATGTCATAGCTCTATCTTGTCCAAACCATGAATTTTTTGAAGCCCACGCCTCAGCCATGGGATCACTAGGTTCAACCTGTGTAGCAGGTTGTACAGGTGCTCTAACCTCTGAAGGTTTAGATGCCTGTTCCTCTCTTGCTTCTTTGCTTTGTGATAACTTAGCGTTTTCAAAAGCTAGAGTTGCAATCCTTTTATTTGCTTCGACTTGTGCTTGAGCATCACCTGCTTCAATAGCAGCAGCTAGTTCTTTTTGCGCTGCTTCTAAACCAGTATTAATACTCGTTTCAAACTTTTTAATATAGTCAGCATCAGTTTTTTCAAAACGTTTTTCCATTGCCAAACGTTTATCTTCAACTGATTTTGCATATTCAGTGGCTGCATCTCTTTGCCTTTCAGCTTCACGCATTTTACGCGTAAGTTTTGCAATCCTTGCCTGAACACCTTTACTATAGTCTTCAAGTTTTTCGTCTTCTTTCTTTGGTTCTTCTTTTACTTGTTCTTGTTCTTTTGTTTCTTGTATATCCAACTGCTCACCAGATTCCTTAGGTGTGTCATCGGACTTACTATTGTCTTCAACAATTGTTTCATTTGTTGACTCCTTTTCTTCTAGATTAATCTCTGCTCCTTCACCTGAAGTATCAAGATCAACCATTTTTTCTTCTTTAGGCATAGTTTACTCCTTCTATGTTAATATTCATGCAAGATATCCTCTGGATTCTTGACAGTTGCTAAAACTTCGTCATCGTTTAGCAGACGTATCTCTCCACCTTCTATTTTTATTCTTGATCCAGCATATCGGGCAAACATTACCCAATCCCCTTCCTTGCACCAAGGACCATCAGGATATCTATCCTTGTCCCTGTAACAATCTGGACCCATTCTTAAAACTAAACCAGTTTGTGACGCAACTTGTTGTCTCTCTAAGGCTGACTCGGCAAGTATTAACCCGCCTTTAGTTTTTTCTTTCATCTTGAAAGGTAAAACTAACATCCTCCAACCAGTTGGTTGTGGTAGTTTATTTGAATCTTCTTTTGTTAAATCTTTTTCTTTTTTGACACCTACCAAGTCTTTATTCGGTAGTTTTATTGATTTCGATGACTGTTCCATGTTGCTCCTTATCTTCTAGCAGGTTAGAGAGTTCCTGTTTAGTTGCCTCTAGGGCTGTTATCTGTCCTATTATATAGTTATATTTTTCCATATTGTCAATACCTCCTGACGTTACAGCAACAGATAATTCATCTGTACGTCTTGATATGTATCTAAGTAGTTTGTTTATTACTGTTTCTAATTGCATTTTTACCTTTCTTAAATATTGCAGCGACTTGTGTTTTACCCATAACTTTGGCGCGCTGTTCACCAACAGTTAAAATCTGAATTTTCCTCGCAAACGTCTTATTAATCTTTTTAACCTTCGCGACCGTCCTGCGAGCATCACTCGGAGTCGCAAACTTAATGCTGACAGTGTCTCTTGGATTTTCATCTGTGTATAGTCTCCTTCCTGATCCTTTTGGTTTTTTACCAATGCCTACTTTAGGATCTCTTTTTTTTCGCACTGATAGCTCCTTTTAACATTTTAGCTTGTTTAGTATGAGCTTTAACTGCTTTGCCCAATCCTTTAATTACTTTTTTGATTGCTTTTTTCTTTAACATTTCCATCTCCTTCTTGCCTGACGTAGACGTGAGTTTGGATCTTTTGCGGCCTTTGGAAATTTTTTCATTTGGCCAGCGCTTCTTGCGCAGAAGGACTTACGTCTCTTCGCAGCTTTCGATCCTGGCTTCACTTTTCCAGTCACGGCTGTTTTTAATTTAGAACCGGGATTTGCTCTTCGATATGCAGCCACACCGGCTCTTGTCATGCCTGCACCTTTTTCCGTTGGACGGAAATTCTTTTTATTTCTTTTGGGCATTTTATCTTGTCGTCTCATTATCTAACTCCCATTCTTCTACCCATAAATCCACCCATCATAGCTTTCTTTCTTTTTGCAAATGTTGAAACATTTGTTGGTTTGCCACCAACACCTTGTGCTTTACTTCTTTTCCTTGCAACGGCACTCCGCCTCTGAGAGTCTGTCATACTTGCTGCTTTTGCAGCAGGCACGCACTTTGGATACTTTCGTTTTGATCCACTTGCAGATTTTCTTCCACATTTATTGAATCCCCCACCTTTTTTCTTGGAGCCTATGTCGACCCAATCTTGTTTGAACCATTCTTTTAAACCAGCCATTACGAATTCTTACCGTATGCCCGACCCATTCCTCTTTTGCAGACACCGCCGCCTTTTCCGTACATTGCTCTAGGCATTGCCATACCGCCACCCATTAAACCTTGTGCTCTTAATTTTGCAGCTGCTTCCGCAACTCCGCCACCAGCTCTTTTAATTCTTTTTCCAGATGTAATTTTACTTTTCATGTTTTCTAAAACAAATTTTTCTCTTGGGTCTTTTGGTTTTCCTTTAGGAAAGTTTTTTGAGTCTGGTGTTCCTTCTGAAAACCCTATTCTGCCACCCATAGCTTTACCCGCAGGTTTAGGTCCTTTGAAATCTTTTCTTTTTGTGCCAGATGGATCTTTAATTTTACCTGCACAAATTTTACTTGCGTAGGCGTTTGCATATGCGCTTGGGTATACCTTAAATTTTCTTTTCGCTGCTGCTTTTCCTCTAGGACAAAGTTTAGTCATTATGCTCTCGCTGTTTGTTTTGCTTTTTTAAAGTCAGATGCTTTTGGTGCACCTTTTGCACCTTTCTTTCGCATTTTTTCACCACGTTTTCTTTTTGCGTGTATGTTTGCGTATAAACCTTTACCAGCCATTAGATTACCTTTTTGTTATTTTTTTTCTTACCGTTAATAACACCTCTGCCTTTTAATACATCAGCAAAAGTAACTTTACCATCACCTGTTAAATCAGGAAATTTTTTCTTTTTCTTATCTACAGGTCCACCCTTAGATTTTAGGTTTCTGTTGTATCTTAAAAAATCTTTCATCATTTTAGATTTAGTTTCTCTACCAAGGTTTTGAGCTGTTTCTTTACCAATTTTTGATTCAGCTTCCTTAGCTGATTTACCAGCTTTAGCAGTATTCTCTTTAGTGAATTTAAGAGCTTCTTTTCTATACTTTGAAGCTAGGTCTTTTTTAGGTTTTTTAAAAACTGCTTTAATTTTATTAACAGCTTGCGCAATAGGTGATTTAACAGTTTGAGAAATCTGCTTACCTGCTTGATACGCATTATATAATTTGTTTACGCCCATTATTTTTTTCCTCCGTTTCTAAAAACTTGTGTACCCTTTATACCAAAAATCGAGGCAACTACAAGTATCCATAAGTTAGTAAACCAAGATGGCAAGGATTGAAAGTATTCGAAGAACAATTTCACCTTTTCCATCGCTGCAGGGTCGTCTGACATCACTGCCCACATTAACACAATGATAGGCGCCGATATAATTACGAGTACAAATTCGTCCTTATAGTCGTTTTGTCTAGCTTCTAGCAATTTTCCTTGGTATTGCTCCTCTCCACGAGCCATTTTTTCGGCATGCATGAGTTGAGCGTCAGACATAGCCATTTTCGTCTTTTGACGATTAGAATATATCTTACTACCAGCTTGCAAAGCAATTTTTGCTAAACTGAACCAAGCCATTAGTACGCCTTCGAGTTTCTTTTCTTCTCAGCCAGCATTCTTTTCTGTCCACCGACTGGCATTTCAGGTTTTCCTGTGCCAATAAAGTTAAATGCTTTGTCAGCTGTTGTTTTAGATCTAGGATCTATCTCAACTTGCTGATCTTGCACTGTAACTGGCTTAATTTTATCAAGTCTTTGCATTTTTTCTCCTATTTTTTACTCTTCTACCTCAATAGCAGTTATACCTTGTTTTTCACTCTTTGCAAGGCTTACTCCTGCACGTAATTTAGCTAATTTTTCGTTTTGATCCATCTTATCTTCAGCAATATCCTTAGCTTGCATCAATTTTGCTCTGTCTAACTCTGATTTTTTTTCATCAGCCATCTTTTTACGTTCATTTTCCATCGCTCTAAGGTCAACTTCTCTTGCTTTTAGCTTTAATAGTGGGTCAGAGTCGAATTGTGACGTAATTTTCTTCTCCTCCATCATAAATTCTTGTGTCATCTCTGCAATTAACACAGATTTTCTTGCTTCTATCTCTTGTGTTAGTGCTTGAACTTGCGCTGCTACCTGTGGATTCATTGCAGCTTGTTGTTGCATCATTTGAATCTGTTGTAACTGCTCTCTAAACTCTAATTGTACTTGTTCATTTGCCATAATTGAGATGTGTTCTAAAATATTTTTTTGTATAGCTGCCATAACCATAGGATTATTTCTAACTAAGTTAGTAGACATGAAATTTAAGTGTGCTGTAATGTGTGCTCTGTGATCTTGACCAGGAAAAGCTTGAAAAGGTTTCATACCCAAAGCCATAATGTGTTCCATGCTTGGGTCTAAAGGTTGAACTGGTGCTGGCGGTGGTAATATTTGATCTATATTTTTTGTACCAATAGCCTCGTACATACTTCTGTACGCGTTATATAAATTGTGCACTTGTGGATTCGATGTAGCTAATTGTAATTGTGTTTGTGCTAGTGTTATTCTTTGTGACATAGAAAATATATTAGGATCTGCAACTGGTAGTATGTCTATTCTTGCATCAAAGTCTGATTGTTTAATTGTTCTTACACCGCCCACAACATCGTATGGATATTCTGGTGGTAGATATGTTGCAATCACACTTGATAATAATTTAAATTCTTTTTTCATTGCTGCATAGCATCTTTTATGTATTGCTGACATAACTTTAGATCCTCTTTCAAGAAGAGCAATCGTTGTGCCTACTGCTGCATTTTGTGTACCCTCTCCTACTTGCATTTCGGATATGGCTGCAAATCTCTGACCTGCTTGAACCACAATACCCATTAATTGTAAAAGAGTAGCTGATGGTTCTTTGTATGGTAAAGGGAAGAAAGCTTCTCTTAAATTACCGCCTGGTGCATCTACATCTTTAAACTCACCTGGTTGTATTGGAGCTGCTTCATCTCTTACACGCACCCCTCTTTGTTTGAAACCAGCAGGTAGGTTTGACAAAGTTCCCGCATCTAATAATTGGCGGAGAGCGACTGTTGCAGTTCTACTCAATCCGCCAATCATGTGTATCAATCCAAATCCGTAGAATCCTAGTCCTGGCAGAAATTTAAAGTGGACAAAATATTGAACTCTTTGTTTTTTTGGATCGTTGGGCGCATAGTTCCTTCTTATCGAAAGAACCGTTCCACTACCTTCTTCAACAGTTACGATGTAGGGTAGCTTGATACCAGTCGGTTCCCCGTCTGGACCAATATCTTCGAAGCCTTCTAAATCTAGATCCACATGACACTCAAGAAGAGTGTACATTGGAATTTGTTTTCCAGATTTTTTAGTGCCTTCTAATTCTTTTTCTTTTTTTGAAACTTCATCATTAACAATCATGCCTGGTGGGTTTAGTTCTACGTCAGCGTAGAAACCAGCTACTTGTTGTTTTCTTAAATCATTTTCAGATATTTTAATGACGTGTATGATTGCATCTGCATCATCTAAACTATTTGCTGTGTAGGGTACAATTAAATCATCTGCAGGAACAAATTTAGATACAGCTCTATTAATCATAGAATCGTAATAAATTTTTTTAAATGTAGATCCTGCTAGTGGTAAATGAAATAACATAGAATCAAACTCTGATTCGTATTCTTTCATCTGATCCATAATTTGATAATTCATGAAATCTTTTACTCTTTGCGACTGTTGTTCTTTCGCAGGTGTAGGTATACCTAAAATCTGTGTTCTTACTGGACCGTCTGCTGGTAATAACTCTTTGTATGCTGTAGCTTGAAACTGTGTAACAGCCTCTGCCAACACAGGGTGTGTTGCACCTGAAGCTCCTTGAAATGGCTCTGTTCTATTTTCGTATTTGAAACCAAGTAGGTCAAGTCCATCAGTATAAGATTTCTCCCACTCTTTTCTTGACATCTTATAATCAATGTAATTATTTTTTAATTCTGATCCGAGTGGATTTAAAACATCGTCAGGTAGAATATCTGCAAGGTTATCGAAATGAGAATCTGTGCCAGGTATATTAATTGCACCTGGTTCAAAGTTAATCGTTGCACCACCATCTTCTTCGGGTGTAACTTCAACAGGTTGTTGCTGTTTGATTTCTTCCTTTACCTCGACCTCTTCGCCCGGAACTTTAACCTCGGTACGAGTGTTAGGAAGTCCTTTATCTATATCTGCCATTTAAACTCCTGTAATTATCTACCACGTTTTACTAAAAAATCCAAGCCCTGTGGAGTAGGTCCTGATTCTGGTGGTCTGCCCGATGATTTACCAGCCATTTTCATTATGCCACCACCTGCTGCACCTGATCTACCCATGTCTTCAATAGCTGCTTGTTCAGCAGCATTTAATGCTGGCGTTTGCCTCGACTCCATAAACTTTGAGTAAGCTCTAGGGTTTTGTTCTTTCATTCTTTGTAAATCTTGATACTGATTGTAAAATTCTTGCGCCTGCCCTAATCCCGCTAAGGTTAATCCAATAGGTCCTACTGGTATTCCACGTAAACCTAAAAGTCCTCTACCAAATCTAGCCGCTCTACCTTGAAATCTTTCAGGAATAATTTTTTTTAAATTTTCTTTAAACAAACCAGGAAAAGATAATTCTAAACCAGTTATGGGATCTACTACAGCGTCAGCTAAACTTTGACCCTCTTTCATTTTACTATAAACATTGGTTCCTGCAAAACCTGCACCAGCAAGAGGTGTCCCCACAGCTCTAAAAGCTTTTCCTAAAAGTGATCTACCTGTTTTTGTTCCAACAGCCGCCGCACCTGCACCTGCTCCTGCTGCAGTTGGTAACACGCTTGTTGCTTCTTGAACTCCTGGTTGATCAGCAAAAGCAAATCCCGTGCCAGCTAAAGTCCCCGCGCCAATTAACGCTCCAAACTTTCCTCCTTTACCAAGCAAAGTTTTAAATCTATTTTTTATTGTGCTTTGAAAAGCCTTGTTGTCTAGTTTTTTAGATATGTCTACAATAGAATCTCTGTCTGCAGGCACCTCAAAAGAATAACCATATTTGTCATAGTGTGCATCAAATAAATCTTTATATTGATTATAAACTTTTTTGTTTTTTACAGTTTCTGAAGGAGGCTTAAAAGATAATTTTAATCCTTTTACTTTTTTAATAGGATTATTTTTGTTAGCGTTAAATTCAAATTGATCTACTCGTTCGTTGTAATTTTTTTGTAATCTTAATCTTTCGGGATTATTTTTAGCGAGGTTAATTAATTGTTGTTCTAATATTCCTTTTTTAGCATCGATAAAAGATCCTTTTGCAGTGTTAAAATCTTTGTCTATAACTTGTCCAAATATTGCGTAAGGTCCAGATCCTGCTCTCATTGAAGTTGTTATGCTCCCTATTTCGTCTACAGACAAATTTTTCATATCAGGAATAATTTTTTTTAATTTAGCAATTATATCTAATCTTATTCTAGATATATTTTTTGGTAAATTTAATAATTTTGTAAGGCCTCTTTCGTAATACCCTCTTTCTTTTCTTATCCTTTTTCTTGGGTCATAAATGTCCCCTATATTTTCTGTAACATATTTTTCAGCAGTTTTTTTATATTTAGTTGGAGATTTAAATAATCTAATTTCTCTTTCTCCAGTTAAAGTTTTTGCGAACTCAAAAGCAGTGTCTGCTGCTACCGTTGGATCGACTTTTAACACGTTTTTAATTATAGAATTTGTAGGAAATCTTCCTTCATTTAAAATATTTGTAATAGTTTTACTTTTTAAAAGTTTTTTAATTCTGTTATTTAAATTTATAACTGCACCCGCACCTTGACCTTTGGGTAGTTTTATTTTTGTTTTATTAACATAATTATCTATTTGACTATCGTATCTAATTCCTTTTGTTTCTAAAAAATGATTACCGATCTCTTGTCTAGTTGGAAGGTAGCCAAATGTTTTTTTAGTGTTATTAATAAAATTTTTTATTTCTTTAAATCTAATAGGATCATCAAAAGGTATATTTTTTTTGAATGTATAGGTTTTTTCTCTTATCGGTTTCTTCGAAGCATCTGGTTGATCCTTATATTTTTTTCCTGTTTTTTCTTCAAAATCTTTAATTATTTTTTGTCCTTCTTTAGATTCCTCAAATTTTTTAATTAATATATTTCTTCCAACATTTTTGTTGCCTTTTTCAATTTTCATTTGTGAAGTTACAGAAAAATCTTTGTGTTTAAGACCAGTTCTTTCTTCAAACTCTTTAATGTTTTTTAAGGCTTTTTCACTAGTACGTGGGTTATTTCTCGCTATTGCATTTTCAGCTATCTTTCTAAGTTTTTTTATTCCTGCTTCGTTGTTGTCATAATATTTAGTACCATAACCAGCAGTTGCATCAGAAGTAGTAAGAGCAATCTTGCCAGCATTCTCACCTATAGATTTTAATCTTATTTTATTACCAAAAACTTCTGTTAGATCAGAGAGACTCTTAGGTAGTTCACCACTATAGCTTCCTGGTTCATCGACCAAACCTCTTTTTGGTTTGTCAATCATCTCCTTAACTTCTTTTGGATTCTCTAGTGCGCCTTTTACTTTCTCAAAGTTTTCTAATTTTCTTTTCTTAACTTCTTCTTCAGGTTTCTTTTTTGGTAAGACTTTCTTTTTAACGTAGCCACCACCATTAAAACCAACACGACGTCTCCAGTCCATCATCTGTTTGTATTCTGCGATCTTCATTATTCTCCTAGCATGTAGGCCAGACCACCGCCTGCTTTTTTAGTTCTAGTTTCGCCCAGCTCTTCTAAAATTTCTTTAACTGTCTTATCATCAACTTCATCAAAATCAGAAAAAGTTCCATCTTGATCAGCGATCGCTCTACCCTCATCATATTCATCAGGTGGAGTTTTGCCTTTTGTAGTTTCATCTGCTTGACCTCTTCTAATTTCAAAAGTAGATCTATCTTCAATTGTTTCATAAGATTCATCACCATAAGTTGCAAATCCAGGTTTATCTTTGGTAACTCTAATATCTCCTGTTGTTAAGTCCTCTACAAGTTCGTATTCATTTCCATCTTTACCTTCATACCTAGTAACTTTTTGTCGTTCTTGTGTAGCTAAATTATCTGCAGGTCTACCTAATCTTTTAATTTTATCTACCAACATCATAAACTTATCAAAACCAAGTTTAACTCCTTCTGCTATTGCTGGTCCTGCTGTCTTCGCAACTTTAGCTACTGGTTTAAAAAATTTACCAACAACAGGAAGAGCTGCTAAACCTGCCATAGTTTTCATAAAAGTTCTTCGACCAGGGTTTGGCGGTCCGCCATTTTTTAATCCTATAATACCTTGAGGCATAGGTCTTTGCAGCATAGGCATATTAAACATCATTGGGTTTAATTGTGGTTGAGGCATTGTATCTATTTTTGGTTCTTTAAACGTGGGACCTGGTCCAAAACTACCAGTGCTATCACCGTGTTCCATTTGATTACCAGCAAATCCTGCGCCGCCACCAGAAAAACCAATACGACCACCATCTGCTTTATCTTCTGGATCAAAATCTTTTTCTTTTCTTTTTTTGATTCTTTCAACAGCTTCTTTGTTTTGTCTGTTCATTCTCTCTAGCATCTCTGCTTCTGTTTCTCTTTTTTTAAGACCTTCTCTAACTTTACCAAGCTTGATGCCCGTGTCGCTTTTAGGATCTATTAATTTATTAAAAGGCTCTTCTGTTTCTATTCTATCTTCAAAATCTAAAAACATTTGTTTTTGATCCTCTGACTTTTGTAATTCAGGATCTACGGCTGGTTTTTTCTTTGTAGTCTTTGGTGCTTTACCGATGTTAACATCTTTTGATTTACCTTTGCCCATTAGAAAATCCATAATACCTTCAGGTGTTGTAGATTTTGTTTCAAGAGATTTACCTGCATCATCTAAAACAGTTATGCCAAATTCTCCTTTAGCTGACGGGTTATTTAATCTATTTAATTGAGCGAGATAATCATAAGCTTCACCATATAATTTTATTTGATCATCAACAGATAAATTATCTCTGTCTGCACCTCGCATCAATGCAATCTCATCTGCTAAAACATCTGCATTATATTTTGTATCTCCTTTTGCGTAACCTGACCCACCAGCAATATTTTCATTTGCTCGTATCACATCCATCTTAGCGCCTTTAGGTTGAATAACTCTTGGGTCTGGTCTTGGTGTAAATGGATCTGTTTTGTCTTTGCCGCCTTGAGGAAACTCTATAACTTTTTTTCTTGCGTCCTGCATTTCTGCAGCGCCTCTTTTTAAAAATACATCATCTAAACCATCAGGGAAAACACCCATGATTTGTTTAAATCTATTTCTAGCAAAATTATAGATTTCATTTGCGCTTGTTAAAGCTCTTGGAGCTGCGTCTAAAAACTGTTTAATTTTACTATACATTAATAATAAGTCCTAGGTCTAGGGTCTTTTTTCTCGTCGATATAATCTTCAGGGTGTTGAATTAATCCGCCTTGCCTGAATCTCATGATGGCTTGCGTTGTAGAGTCCACAAGGTCGTCGTGATCACCGTTAGGGAATGCAGCGCATTCTTCGACCACCTCCTCTGCAAATTTCTGATCTGGCGCCCATATCATTCCAGACTCAAAAAGAGGTGCAACGGCGTTTACTCTAGCATGTTTATCATTTCCTTTACTAGGTGTAAAGTTAATAACTGGGATGTTCATCTGCCTAAGCTCGTAGGTCAGAGGTAGTCCTGATGCCTTTGATTCAATAATAACAGACTCAGGTTTCCAATAATCGTATTGTTGTAAGGCTACACGCCTAAGCTCTGGAAACTCGTATCTGCCTTTGATAGCGTCTAATAGTATAAGATTAGCGGGACTATCTTCATTAGGATAGAATACACCCCATGTTGTAATAGCTGAAAAGTCAGCTGTTTCTTTTTTAAGGAACGCTGTATCGTAAGACTGTATCACGTGCTGTAGAGGTGGTATATTTTCTTTATCGTACAACATCCACCATTCACGTTTCAGGATCGCACCTTCTTCTGATGTAGGTTGTTGCATCCACTGTGCATTCCATTTACCGACAGGCAATGATGCTTTTACTTTCTCAAGTTCTTCCAAGTTCCAATATTCTGGCCACACTGGTCCGTGGTCCATGAGTGCCGGAAACTCGACCACGTGCCACTGATCAGACTTCGGTTCTTTCTGGTTCGCTATAAGTTTTGCTGTTAGATCTTTGGTTGACCAACGTGTCATAACCAAGACGATCTTACCGCCTGGTTGTAAACGCTGACGTGGTCCTGATGTATACCATTCGTAAGCAGACTCTAATGCTGTTGGTGACAATGCATCTTGTTCCGAGTGTGGGTCATCAATAATCAATAAGTCCGCACCACGGCCCGTGATTGCTCCGCCAACACCAGCAGCAAAATATTCACCGCCCTGTGCCGTCTCCCAACGACCAGCTGCTTTCGAATCTTCTTGTAAACTTGTTTGAAAAATTTTTCTATAATCTTCTGAGTCGATAAGATGTTTTGCTTTTCTACCAAACCGCACGGCCAGTTCTCCTGTGTGCGTTGCTTGAATGATCTTGAGTTTTGGATTACGGCCCACCATCCACGCTGGCAAAAGAAAAGATGCAAATTCAGACTTCGTATGCCTTGGTGGCATATTAACTATTAATCGGTTTATTTCACCCGTAGCTAATTTATTAAATTTTTCTGCGATGTGCCTGTGGTGGGACCCCTCTACAAAATCTGGCCACATGCATTTTACAAAAGATAGAAAGTCGTTCTTAGCTTTGTTCTGTATCTTTTTTTCTGCATGGAGCAGTTGCAGTCTTTTAAAGGCCTTACGCACATCTGCAGGTAATTTTTCTATATTTACCTTATTCAAGTCCATGGTACCAAAATGTTTTTAACAGGGGTGTATGTCTAAATCAAGGCATAAAGAGAAAAGCAGTGGGACCCCTTTTGTTATATTTTAGGGGGTGGGGGGCGATACAACCTGAGATTGAGATCCAGTTTGGGACCCCGAGGCGCGAAGCGCCGAGGACTATGGCGCGCCCGAAGGGCGCGCCACAACCTATGGTTGTTAGTCTAATAATACCATATATGCTTTGGCGTTTTTACGTCTAAACCAATCCAAGTTCTTACGTACTTTGTCCCAAAGTTTAGAACCACCATAGCCTAGTTCCTTATCTTCAAGAGTGGCGAGGACTTCATATTTAAATATGTCATCGTGTTTCTCCGCCTCCTCTTTTGTTAGTTCAATAGACTCACCTGTGAATCTATTTCGTCTCGTGTAGTCGTAGTTTGTTTTTGTTTCCATGATCCTATATTATCCTACTATTAATCGTTTGTCAAATATTCATCTGACCTTACCCAACCATTCTCAGATATATGATACGTCTGATCACTAAGCTTACGCTCGCGATTAAATGTTATTGGTCGTTGCGCCACGATATTTTGTACGTTAGCGTCTATCCAATCATTCAGACAGCCATTAGTACAGAAGATTGTATAAGAGTTATTAGTCGTATCAGTAGAAAAATATGCGTTACGTCCTTTGAGTCTTTTACTTGATTTATTAAATCGGTCCTTGGTCGGTCGTGTATGACAATTCGGACCTTGGCATGGGTATTTCATGATGATTTGTACCCCATGTAACCTAGTACAACTATTCCACCAATTAGAATAATGGAAAGCCCGATAGGGCTTTCCATAAATATTAAAGATAATAATTCAACCATTGTATATACTCCACATTC